CTGTATCCATACCTTGATTATATTTAGTAATACCACTTCGTTCTTCTTTTACAGTATCTAAATATGTAAGTAGTGGAAATGCTTGATTGCTTAATGGTTGGTTCTGCATAGGCATCATAACTTGTCCAGGTGCAGCTTTAGTTCTAACTATTCCTCCAGGTCTATTTGTTAATAGATCATCAAGATTAACTTGACCATCCATAACAGCAACTCTGTTATTATTAGTTAGATACATATTATCTAATACTTGTCTTAACACAGTAGATTTAATTAACTGTATATCTTCTACAAGTTCAGATACTGATCTACCATAGAATCTGTGTGGTACAATTATTGGTGTTACTGAACAGAAAGGATGGGCATCAACAGCAACATTATCTAATATTGTATAACCTGTATCACCTGCACTTGTGATCTTTCTCATCTCAGCTATACCATCACCGTCCATATCTACTTTGATATATGATTCATAAATAATTATTTCTTCTGTAGATTCATCTCCTACAGTTCTATCATAGTCATCATCTATGTTTCTATATCTTGTAGATCTCTCAGAGTTATATTGTTCTTTGTTTTCTGATGGTAAATTATAAACAGCATCATAATCATAACCCATTTCTATTAACTGACTTCTAGTCATAGGTACTCTATGACATAAGAAGTTAGCATCCTTCAATGACTTAGCTTGTCTTTCAATCAAAAATTCTTCAGGTGGTATTGGTTCTATTTTAACACGACCAAATGTTTGTGTTCTTGATACAACCACATCATGCATCATAGGAACTTCTAAAGCATCTAACTGCTCTTGTGCATCAACAGCTATTAATGCATCACCTGCTTCATCTATTTGTTCTTGAGCTTTCTCTTTTTGTTTCTTAAATGTTTCACTTTCGTACTCAGTATGTTCTAATACTTCTACTCCATCTTCTTCTATTAACATATTGAACTCATCATCAGATAAGTTTTCATATGTTTCTCTTTCTACTTTTTCAGAATCATCCCAATATACTTTGCATATACCATTCTTTTGTAACAAAGCATCTTTGAACATTGTGTATAAAGCAGTAAATCCATCATTATCTTTATTAAAAATATGATTAAGATAATCTGTTGCTTGCTCTGATATAGCAACATCTTCTTGTGTAACTGGTTCAACTTTAACTACATTATCACTAGCAGTAAATATTCTAAGTAGTGGTGGTAATATTGATTCAATAGTATCAGCAACATCAGTAGAAACTACTTGTGATCTACCTTCTACTTCATTACCAAATGCTTCACCAAAATAATATTCATTAGCTTTGCGTCTTGATTCTGTTATCTCAGAAGAATAAAAGCCATAAGCATTTTTAATGTGATCGCCTAATATTCCTGATAATTCAAAGTCGTTAAGTTGTTTTCCTTTAGCCATATAATTCCTTAAACAATATATCTAGTATCTACATACATAGGTCTAGTCCAATCAGTTCTTGTTGGTGCATCAACTGAACAACCATACCTAAAAGCATCAGCTCCATGTGATGCCCAATCATGCAGAGGTTTATTTTTAAATGTTTGCATTCTATCGTCAAACTGTTTTCGGTACTGACGCAAACAATCAATACCATACTTACATCTGTTCTTATCAAACCAACAGTTATCTAAATTATTTCTTACAGCTTCAATACCATGATCTATTTCTAACTTAGGACATACTTCAAAATCTATTCCTAAGTCTCTAGCAACTTCTAACCTGGACTTACCAGTTCCAAGTTCTCTAGTTGTTATATCATGTGGTGCTATATGCCTACCATAGTTATAACCTTTAGCTTCTATTTCTTTTGCATAGTATGCTAATGATTCACCAGATGTTTCAAGATAATCAATCAAGTGTATTTCACTTCCTGATCTTTGTGCAAACCATATTGCAGTTGAATCACCTATACCTAAATCCCACCATGTTTCTACTTCATTATTAGGATCATATTCAATATCAGTAATTCTATCTTCTCGTTCTGCTTTTTGTATTTGCTTTCCATAGTATGCACCTGATACTGCTGCTTGAAAACTTACTTCAAACTCTTGTTCAAATTGATCTTCAGGCATTGTAAGTCGAGCTTCTTCAAGTTCATCTTCAGCTATAACATCTGATTCTGATGCTCGATATAACTCAGCATACCAATCACCACCTCGTCTTTTAGCAAGATCATATACTTCCCAAAAATGATTATGACCCATTGGTGTTCCAATGAATATAACATATCCAAGTTTATCTGCTATTGCAGGTCGTACAATCTCTGACCAAGTTCGAGGTGACATGAGAGCAAACTCATCCAGGACTACTCCATCAAATCCTAAACCACGAAGTGAGTCTGGATTATCTGCTCCAAAGATTTGTATTCTAGATCCATTCCAAAGATCAACTTTGAGTTCTGTTTCGTGACGCTTTCCACCAAGTTTCATTAAGGGTTCTGTATATTCTTTTAAATAGTCGTAAGCGACTGCCTTACCCTGGCGATATGTTGGTGCTATATACGCCAATCTAGAATTAGGTTTTTCACAGCAAGTCATAATTAAATGATTGACTGCCAATACTGTTTTACCAAATCGTCTATGACAAACTAAAACATTAAATCGTTTTAGTGCATTGTGTATTTTTTCCTGTAGAGGTCTAGGCTCATAAGGAATTTCAATTTCCATTATTTCTTTTTACGCCATCCTATTGTAACTGCAATAGGTTTTTCATCATCTCCTGAAATAGTTTTATTAACTGACGCTAGTTTAGAATGTACAAATGGTGCTGCTTCTTTTGCTGCCCACATCTTTTTTTCAATAGATACTTTAGGATTATTCAACATATTCAACATATACTTCAAAGGTGTAGTTTGTCCTTTACCTAGTTCTGCTGATAAGCGTTCTGCTTTTGTTCCTGCTTTAACTCCTTTAGGTCTAGCCATTAAGATAACAATCCCATCATATTTGCCATAAGCATTCTATTTAATTGTTTTGGTCCTGTAACTGTATTCATGTTGCGTTGCATATTATTATAGTTCTGTCCATCTCCAGGTCTAAATACTGGTGGCATAGCATCTGGTGTTATTGGATTAAGTCCAGGTGTATTCATTGGAGGCATCTTAGGCATCTTAGGCATTTGATCTCCAGGATAAAAGTCTCTGAATGTTCCTTTTGGTCCACGCATTTCTAACTCTGACTTCTGCATATTAGTTAGTTCTGGAAATAACTTCTGCATAGTTGGTGAACCTTTTAATGCATCCTGTCTAATCTTATCCATAACATCTGGTCCAAATTCTCCTTGTACCGCATTCATAATCTGCATAGCTCTTGGACCTTTGATCTCTCCACGAAATACTTTTACAGCATCCATGTACAATCTTTGTTCTCCTGCATCACCAAACTTCATATAATCTTTCATATTTACTTTAGGTTTGATTCCAAATATCTTCATAATATCTGCGTTGGTTTTAACATCCATACCATCAAACTTTGAGTTTGGTCCTACAACTTTATTGTCCTTGATTTCAACAATATCATTATCAACAGTTGCTAATTTAATCGACATATATTCTCCTTAACACTTCCATCTGCGTCTTGCCTGTCTCAATCTTGAGTTAGGATCTCTTGCAGCTTTTGGAAACTTTTTCATTTGTCCTGCACTTCTAGCACAGAATGATTTTCTTCTTTTGGCATCTTTACTGCCTGGTTTAACTTTGCCTGTTACAGCAGTCTTTAATTTACTACCTGGATTAGCTCGTCTGTATGCAGCTACTCCTGCCTTGGTCATACCAGCTCCAGACTTTGTAGGTCTGAAGTTCTTTTTATTTCTAGGAGGCATCTTATCTCGTTTTCTTGGCATTCTTCCTCCTTCTTCCTGATGCTGTTACAGACCAATTGACTCTTTTTGGTCCAGTCTTTTTGCTAGCCTCCTTCTTTGAGATACGACTAGCTACTTTTCTAGGTCTACAAGCAGGATAAGGTCTGCCTTTGTCCTTCTTGCCACTACGACCACACTTCTTTCCTGTCTTGACATCACGCCAA